CCCTAGCCAGGCTGCTTCGTTTTAAGATACTTAACAACATCAAAGTCTTGGATACCTTTATCCATCTTTTCTTGGTTGTAAGAAGGAACGAAACCTTTAATTTCTTTAGCTGTCTTGAAGGATTCGACAATTCCTCGTTTCAAGAAGCCTGGGGTCAATAGTCCTAATTTGAACTTATCACCCTTCATAAAGTAGTCTATTAACTGATGGAAGCCTGGGTGCTCATTACAGTTTTCTAGAATCATTATCCACCGTAGTGTTTCCATCTCTGGTCCCCACTTCGCGGGATCGTGAATGCGCTCTGGATTCATCGCGGTATTTAATGCTAGTATACCGGGATAACTACCTGCCATAACATCTCTCCCTTCTAAATCGAATGAGATATCGCGATCGAAGAATCGTTGCAGATAATTAAAGTTTTCAGGTGAATCTCCTTGTTTGTCGGGGTTAGCAATCATTCCAAACTTGGATGCAACTTCACTGAATACATCAGCAGCTTCGGGGTTAGTGTCGGACAACCCAAGGAAACCGTCGTCGCCTAGTACTTGACATATCGCATCATTGGATAGTTCTAAGCCTAGAATTTTCGTGGTTTGGAGAATTATACCAAACGAGAGAATACTCTCCGCTAAATTCGTCCATCCAGAACCACTCGGCATTCCATGGAAACCTGTTAATAATTTGTTGGGCTCAACCAGGACGTCTACTGTGTTGATATGCTCCAACGATCTTTGCAAAAGCTCTCTTGATTCAGGTTGAAACACTGGTGTTAAAACATCAATTACGAATTGAGTGCATAATCCGTTAAAATGCTTGTCCATTTTTGTATAATCAAGAGCGAGGTATTGTACCTTATCGCGCACTCGTTGTTTATCTAGTGAGTCTACGACTGGAGTGAAACCTTTCCACGCTGAGAATGATAACACTTCATTTCGTTTAATCACATCAAGGATAACATTAACGAATGATAATTCAACGAGGTTACATGACATGGCAAACATGAATATGAATCTGTCTGATCCTCGTTGGGCTCGCGAGCCTAGTATTGCTGGATACGATTCCCATCGTCCAGACTCGGCATCTGAAATAGCACGTTGCTGAGTGCTAGGATCACTTCTCTTAGTATAACTAGGGCATCCTGAGTTAGTATTAAGAGCGTCCTTCTCTGCTGAAGAGGAGATAACCGTTGCATATGTTTGTGGTCTTAAGCCACTGATACCTTTAAAGAGTCTTGCCCGTACGTCTGAAACCATCTCATCGTAGAATTCGGGTTTCGGGAGTTCGATTTGGCCTTTAGTCCAGTAGTCCTCAAGAGATTCTTGTCTCTCGGCAAGTGGTGGGTAACCTCCTTGTGGTCCAACTTTACTAAGTCTCGATTCCTCGTAATCCTTTAAACGTTGAGTCACAGTAGGGATACGGGAGATAATCTGCAGCCAACCGTCCATCACTTCAGACTCGGATTCACTTTTGAAAAGTGGGGTACGGGGAGTTGGGAGCTTTCCTTCGCGGATGCCCATTAATAAATTGGAAACATTGGGTTGTTTCTCTTTGTCAAGGATACTGTCCAATGTATTGCTAGATATTTCTGTGTATTTCATGGCACTATTACTTAAATTTTATGCGATCAAGACCATAAATATGAGCCTGAACGAGGATACGCGTGATGCGTTTCGATAAGCCAAAGCTATCTTTTCGAAATTCGTGGTTTTGTGATTCTGTACCTAGTTCTTTAGCTGAACGGCGGTGTACGTATGCTGTAACTGCTTGTTCTGCAACTATATACATAATCAACCAAAGTGTTCTACACTTTATAATTTGCATAATTTGTTCTTTAGTTTTAAAATTTATAAA